AATTGGAACACAGTATAAAGAACCAGAGAACTTCCGAGCAGAGGATAGAACAACAGATGAACTTCGCAGAGCAGGAAGGAAAGACAAAGCAGTTGTGGATGGTAGTGTAGAGTTAAGAATACCAGAGGTTAAGAAGGAGCAGAAGGAAGTCAAAAAGGAAGAACCAAAAGAAGATTGGAACAAAGAAGTAAAACACAGCAAGTTCGATATGATTAAGGCTTGCATAGAAAATGACATTCCAGTATATCTGGCTGGGCAAGCAGGAAGTGGAAAAAACTACACACTGGAACAAATCAGCTGGGAACTCGGTTTAGAGTTTTACTTTACAAACAGTGTTCAGCAGGAATACAAGTTAACAGGGTTCATTGATGCAGGTGGTGTATACCATGAAACAGAGTTTTACAAGGCATTCAAAAATGGAGGAATCTTCTTTCTTGATGAAATGGATGCAAGTATTCCAGAAGTATTGGTTTTACTTAATGCGGCAATCGCAAACAGATACTTCGAGTTTCCAAATGGTAAAATCAAAGCACATAAGAATTTCCGAGTTGTTGCGGCAGGAAACACGGTAGGAAGTGGTGCAGATGAAATGTATACAGGACGTTTGGTATTAGACCAAGCAACTCTGGATAGATTCGCAATCATTGATTTTGGTTATGACAGAAACATTGAAATGCACATTGCAAAAGGAAACAAAGAACTGGTTGATTTTGTAGAAGCAATCAGAACAGAAGCAGAAACAAATGGGATTCGGGCAACCTTCTCCTATCGTTGTATTGGAATGGTTACAAAGTTAGAGAAAGCAGGACTTGAGTTAAAGAACATCCTTGCAATCGCAGTATTTAAGGGAATGGAGAAAGATACCATAAACAATTTCAGATTGTACACACTGAACAATAAATACAAAACAGCACTGAATGAATTACAGAATACATAGTTCTCTGTATGAGGAAGCGGACAACAGTGTATGGACAGACAGAAAGTATGATGAAGTTGCAAAACAACTTACCAACATACAGAAGGAACATACAACTATGCAGAACATCATAGCGTTATAGATTCCCTTACATAGTTAAAACAAGAAACAGAAAGGAAGCGGATGAACAGAACATGAATAAGCGTTCAACAAAGTTCTATCGGAAAAATGAAGCAGAGGTTATGAAACGGTTAGGATTCAAGCCTACAAAGAATAGTGGGGCTGGATGGATTGAAAAAGAAGATGGACAGAACGAACAATGTATCTGTCAGCTGAAATCTACGGACAAGCAGAGCATTCGCATTCAGCAGAATGATATTCATATCCTAGAACAGAATGCGGCTATAGCCCATAAATTGCCCGTATTCGCCTTGCAATTCCTAAACACTGGTGAAGTATGGGTAATGATAAAACCAGAGGATTTAAGCCTAATACAGAGCCTTGTGGCTGGTGTTGATATTTCAGAACAATGGAATGTCAACGAAGATTTGTTTTGCGGAACAGATTTAGGGGTTGACAATGGAGAGGAAACAAATTATAATGTATTTGTAGGTGGTAGGAACGCAGGAAAGTCTTACCTCGCTCGGCAAGCCTACATGAAACAGAAAGGGAAGGAACGAGAACAGCAAGAACAAGAGTTCAAACAAAGAAGGAAAGAGAAAAACAGAGAAAGGAGAAAACAGGTTGGAAAAGAAATTCAAACAAAAGGGCATTGCAACCTTTGAAGGGTTGAGCATTGGAAAGAACAGAACAGTACAAGTGAAGTTCAAACTCCGATATGACGAAATCCTAACAAGTGTTGAATTGTTACAGGGGTTAAACAATGACATTACGGTTCATGCAAAAACAGCAACAAGCAACCCAATGAGTTTGGGCATCTTCACCATAGGTTCTGTCAATTTTGACAAGGATGGAAATGCAACAATACCTTTCAAGTCACTCGTGGACAATGTGAATCTTGATAACATTTGCGCTTTGGTGGATGAAGATTATATCCAGTTACGATTTCAAGCAATCATTGAACTCCCAGACAATAGCGAAGAAGGGGGTGCAGAAGAATGGGAAAATTAACTTACAAAGAACTGTCAAAACAGAAGTTCAAGGAACAGCGCAATGTTGTGATTTCAGAAGCATTTGACAGAGACAACAATCCTCTTGGGTATTCCATTGCGGAACAGTTGATAACAGAAGAAGACGGGAAGGAAATCAAAGTGTTCCTGAAAGGAGGGCTTGGCATTGTGGACGAAAAGGGTTTGTTACAGTTAAAAGAAGCAGTTGACAATGCTTGTATCAAGTTAGGATTGATTACCGTTTGCGATTGTGAATGTTGCGAAGGGGAAAAATAAAAAGAAAAAGTTACAAAAATGTGTTGACACACAGAACAAGATGTGTTAAGATAAGAGTATCAAAGGAAGGGAAATAAAAATCTTTTTGGGGATAAACAAACAAAGAACAAACAAGAGAAACAAAGAAAGAACAAACAAGAGAAACAAAGAATCAAATGAAAAAGAAAAGGAGAAAAACAAAATGGCAAAAAAATGGATGGCGTATGAAGCCGCAGATGCAATCATGGGTAACAACGTAGAGGAAATCGCAGAGGTAGGTAGCAGATACCCACTGTTCACAAGAACCGTATCAATGGCAAACAGTGAATATGTTCTTGACCTTCTGAAAGCAATCCCGAAGGTAACGGCAAGAGTTGTGGAAACAGGTCTGAAAGACATTGATGATGTGGAAACAGAAGTGGAAGATGTAGAAGAGAAGGAAGAAGCACCGAAGAAGTCAGAAAAGAAGGAAACAAAGGCAACACAGGAGCCGAAGTCAAAGCAGGCAGTTGAGGAAGAGGACGAAGCAGACGAAGCAGACGAAGCAGATTATGAGAACATGACATCAAGGGCACTGTACAAACTGTGCTGTGACAGAGGTATTTCCTCACAGTGCAAGAAGCGTGATAAAGCATCTCTTATCGCAGTTCTGAAAGCGAATGACGGAACAGCAAATGAGGATGAGAATGATTGGGGAGACGAGGACGAGGAAGAAACAGGCTCGTATGCAGGAAAGTCTGCAAAAGAACTGTTCAAGATGTGTTCCGACAGAGGAATCAAAACAAAGACGAAACAGCCCGCAGATGCTTATGTGAAACTTCTGAAAAAGGCAGACGAAGCAGAAGCCGAAACAGAGGATGAAGAGGACGATGACGAGGATTGGGAGATTTAACTCAATCGGTATGGTAAGTATGCATTAGCAGTATATAAAGTATAAAGCAAAGGCAAGTAAGTCTCTGTTTCCAACCTACCTGCCTTTTTGTTTAGGAGGATGGAACATTGAAAACAGAGGACATCATCATGTTAGATTGCAAGAAGGAAGGAAACAGAGAGTTAATAAACAAGTTCCTTTGGAAAGTAAAACCATGTGCTAAGATTCTGGAAAAGAACCATTACACAAGAACAGAGATAGCACCGATTGAATTATTGGAACAGGTGTTGCATGGATTGTGTGAACGATACCCATATAAATTGCAACAGATATGGACATACAGCGAAGAAAAGAAATTCAAGTTTTACCACATGGGAGTGATTCATGTTACAACTACTTATGAGTGGATAGGGGATGTGAATGGCGTAACATTGTGGGAAGTTGTTGCAAAGGCAATTATCAAGATTTATGCGGATTTGAAGAAGGAGAAAACAGAACAATGAAACAAATAACATTTTATACAGATGGTGCTTGCAGTGGAAACCCCGGCGAGGGTGGTTGGGCGTATGTAGAAGTTGCTCCATGTAGCAATGGAATCAAAACAAATGTGGTAACAGGAAATAAAAAACAGACGACAAACAACGAGATGGAACTGACAGCAGTGTATATGGCGTTAGTAAAAGCCTTGAAGAGCAAAACAAAACAGGTCACAGTATATTGCGACAGTGCTTATGTTGTGAACGCTATTACAAAAGGGTGGTTACAGAACTGGCATAACAATGGTTGGGTAACGAAAGAAAGAAAGCCTATAAAAAACAAACATATATGGGAAAAGATGTATTTGCTTGTATATGAAAAGAAGATGAACATAACAATGGTAAAGGTCAAGGGACACGATGGCGACCCCTTAAATGAACTTGCAGACAAAAGTGCAGTAGAAGCAAAACAAAGAATCATGGAGGGGTAAGGCAAGGTTGATAGCAGAGAAGATATTGGAGAAAGATTTTCAAGGAAAACAACAAAAGAAGCATATTTGAATTGTTGCAAATGGTTGTCTACAAATGTGATTGCTGTGAACAATTCAAAACATATCACATACAGAACAGAGAAGGTTGAAACAGATGATTGGAACAGAATCGTAAGATTGACATTATATGTAACAGCAAAGGAAGAAGAAATATGCGAACGGAATTGCAATATCTGTAATCTGTAAAGAAGTAACAGGCAGTTTCTTTATGACGCAAAACAAATATATGTGTGAGGTGTGCAAAGTGCCACCGTACAGAAAAAGGTTAAAGGATAAGTTACACTTAATGAAAGAAGGATTGAAAGGAAAGATATTGTAATGAGGAAGAGCAGAGCAAAGAATAGAGGAAGAAAAGGGAACAGCATATTGATTGTGTTGTTACAAACATTCGGGGAATTGTTAGCAACCTTTAAATATGGACTAATGGAAGAGTTAGACAAGATTGCTGTGGTGTTACAGATATTAATGCCGATTGTGATTGCTAGGACGGATTTAAGCACTCCTAAGATGTTGCTAGTATCGTGTGTTCTGGTGGTATGTGTAAAGTACATTCAGGAAGTAGGGTACAAACTGAATCATGTAACAGAGAGAGGGTTTCCGATTCCATTACAGAGGTTTACGGACAGAGACGAGAACGGGTTCATCAGCATAAAGGAAGAAGAAACACAAGAAGCAATGCTTTATTTGTGTGATGTAGAGGACTATTTAAAAAGCAAAGGTTGGTTATAGTATATGAGTTATGCACCATGCAAGGGATGTGGAAGAAGGACAGTAAAATGCCATGCAGAATGTGAGGAATACAGAAAGTTCCAAGAAGAAAATGAGAGGATAAAGGGAAACAGGAAGAAGGACACCATCAGCCGTTCTACCATATTCAGAGCATATTATCACAGTTAAGTGTTGACAATCCAAACAAACTCTGTTATAATAATAGAATCAAAAGAAGGTGTTGTGCTTGGATTGGCACAAGTAAGTGGTAGCCTTAAATGGAAATGCCTACCAATAAAATAAATTATCACGTTGCCGCTGTGGTAGCCATCTATTAGTCGTGGTACAAGAAAATGTGTGTAAGTATATCCGTTCGACGTAACCGAGAAACGTCGTGTAATTTGTAAACCTATCGATTCATAAATTAAATATTGTGATTGATTCAAGCGGCAACGTGATTCATTATATAGAGACAGTAACGGACAAGGGCAACCTTGTCTTGTTGTGTATTTAGAGAACAAATAATAAAACAAAAGGAGGATAAAACAGAACATGGGAAGAAGGAAAGGAAGAGAGGTAAAAGAAGCGAGTGAGAATCTAATACCATTGAATGAGAGAACACCAGAAGAACGAAAACGGATAGCAATGATGGGAGTTGAAGCAAGGAGGAAGAAGAAGGAGCAAAACATGGCGTTACAGAATTGTATGCGTCAGTTGTTGGAGATGAAAACAAACAGCGATAAAAAGAAACAAGTGTTGCGTTCCTTTGGGTTTACAGATGAAGAACTTACAAACCGTTCTTTGCTGATGGTTGCATTGTTTCAGAAGGGATTGACAGGGGATGTTTCTGCAATCAGAGAAATTACAGACATGATGGACAAACTAGAAATGTTTGAGAACACAGGGAAGGCTACAAGCAATATCACAATCAATCTTGTTGCAAAAGGGGAAACCTATCAGCCGAATGAACAGGATGAACAAGATATATGGGATGCAGAGAACAATACAGATTGGATGGAGGACAGTGAGGATGATGAAGATTGGGGCAATGACATCTATGAAGGATAGCGGCAGGAAAGCGTCTGTTGTGGATATTCTGGAAGATAATAGCTCAACCCTTAGAAGTATTCACCTTGAAGAAGAAAGCGGCTTAAAATCGAAAATAGAAGGTTACAGAAGGTTGTCTGCTGTGGAGTGGATAACAGAACATACAGAACAAGATGAATTTATTTTGGTAAGAACATATTGACAAACATATTGGAATATGATATAATTCAAGTATAAAAGGAGTTAGGACATGAGTAGAGCAGAAATCAGAAGGAAACAAAGAGAGAAGAAGAAAGAAAACAAAACATATACCTTAACAGCAAAGGAGTTGGAACAGTTAGAACAAAGAATCAGAAGGGAAGAACAGCAAAAGGCAAAACAGGTGATTCTTGATAAGACAAATGTGTTAGCAGAACAAATACTAACAATGATGTTGGTGATTCCAACAAATGTGTTAGTAGCAGATTATTGGCAGAAGTCAGCAAAGAAGCGTATACCAAAGTTTGTAGATGATTGTATGAGCCTATATGGAGCATTTACAAGCGGTGTGGTGAAGATGTCCGAAATGGTAGCACTGACAGAAGAATATGCAGGAATCAAGTTCGTGCAGGGTGAACAGTTCTCCATGTTTGCAGAAAAGGTGGGAGAACATGAAAAGTAAATTACAGAAGGACATAGACAGTTATGTAAGAAAGTATGCAAAGAAGCATAACATAACAAAAGAACAAGCACTAACACAGGAACGAGTGCAGAATGTGATTGCATGGTTAAGGTTGAGGGAAGGAAAACAGGAACATGAGAAAACAGGTGATAGAAAGGTATGAAAGAACAGAAGAATCTAATATTGTAGAAAGAATAGACAAAAGAATCGAAGAAGGATACCGAGTTATAAGTATGAAGCAAGTATCAGAGAATCTTACAGGGAGATAAAACATGACAGAACAGAACAAAGATTGTTAGAATCGTTCTATGAGTTCATACAAGAATAGGATGTAACAAGTATACAAAGAACAATGGAACATAACATACCACTTAGGACGAAGACAGGACAAAGAACATAGAAAGGAAGATAAAACAATGGGTAAAACAACAAATAAAAAGGATGTAGAACTCAATATTGTTTATAGAAATATCAGAGAGTTAAAACCCTATAAGAAGAACGCAAAGAAACATCCGAAAGAACAGGTGGAAAGAATTATGAACAGTATTAAGCAGTTCGGGTTCTTTGAACACAGGGCAATAGCAATTGACAAAGATGACTATGTTGTGGAAGGTCATGGAAGAATCCTTGCGGCAAAGAAAGCAGGATTGACACAAGTGCCTACAATCTGTCTGGATAATATGACAGAGGAACAAATCAAGGCTTGGCGATTGATTGAAAACAAAACAGCAGAATCCAGTTATGATGAAACATTGATGAACGAAGAAATCAGTGAACTTCTGAAATCAGACATTGACATGGAAGTGTTTGGATTTCGTATGGATGCATTGGAAGATGAAACAATAGAAGTTGAACCAGATGTACCATTCACAGAGATATTGAACGAAGAGAACAATTACATTGTGTTGAAGTTCAATAACAAGATTGATTGGCTCAATGCTATGGGATTGTTTGGAATCGAGAAAGCAAAGGCATATCCAACAAAGAAGGAAGGGAACAAGAAGTCATTCGGTATGCGAGCAGGAGTAGGAAGGGTGCTAGACGGACAGAAAGCGTTAGAAAGGGTGCAGGGGAATGAAGTATAAGGGAAAAGAAATCATGGTTGCTTGTCCGTCTTATAAACGGTATAAGGTGGAGACATTCAGTTACATTCCTTTCTGTAAAGTTTATGTTGCACCAGAAGAGTACGAATCATATCTGGATTTCAACCCGAAACATACAGAAAATATTGTGAAGTGTCCGAAGGGTGTACAAGGGAATCTGTGCAGGGTAAGAAATTATATTCTTGACACAGAGTTTGAACATGGTGCAGATATTGTTCTGCTGATTGATGATGATTTACGAGCAATCGAACATTTTGAAATGTCAGAGGATGGAACATACGCATATGAAAAAGTCAAAGTAAAATCAGATGAACTACTAGACTTTATATATAGATATTCTCTACTATGTTATGATTGGGGTTTTCGCTTTTGGGGATTGAATTGTAACAGCGATACAATGTCCTATCGGCAGTATTCCCCATTCAGCACTACATCCTATATAGGTGGTCCGTTCCAGTGTTTTTTAAAGGGGAACGAATTAAGGTATGATGAAAGACTTCCGTTAAAAGAAGATTATGACATGACCTTACAGAACATGAATCTGTACAGAGGGGCATTGAGGTTAAACAAATACCATTATGTTTGTAGGCAGTCAGAACAAAAGGGCGGTTGTGCAATGTACCGTAACATGGAAAGGGAAAAGGAACAGTTTGAGTTGTTGCGTAAGAAGTGGGGCAGTAACATTGTAAGGTTGGACACATCAAACAAAGGAAGGTCAAGAAAGAACAGAAAGTACATGGACTACAATCCGATTATCAAGATACCCATTAAGGGAATCTAAGAGGAAGGGGCAGAACATTGTTTCTGTCCTTTTTCTTTTGTTTGAAAAAGTTTTACAAAACGTATTGACTTTGTGTTATGTTGTGATATCATAGAATCATCAAAGGAAAGGAAACAGAATGTTGTTCGAACATCTGAAAGAAATCGAGATTGCACATGGTTGTCTTGCAAATGGAATCAACACACGGTTCCGTGTTATGAGTGAAAGGTTTTGTTGATTTCTTAAAAGAAATTTTTGAATAAACCTTGACGAACAATCATTGAATATGGTATAATAGGATAGACAAAACAGATGAGATTCGGCGTACATTAGATTGTGTACATTTGCCACTTATCTGTTTTGTGCATATTAAAACAAAGGAGCAAACAAACATGGGTGTAAACATGGAAGTGTCAAACAGATTTGCTTCTTTTCTAACCGATTGGGACTATGAACAATACCTGTTATTAGGTGGGTATGGTAGCGGAAAGAGTTACCATGTAGCATTGAAGATTATACTAAAACTTCTGGAAGAAAAACGAATCGCATTGGTGGTAAGACAAGTGCGTGAAACAATTAAAGAATCTTGTTTCGCATTGTTTAAAGAAATCCTTGAAAAGATGGGGTTGTTATCAGATGAAGCAGTGAGGAACAATCACAGACCAAAAGGGGGCAAAGTGGTTGCGATTTCGAGCCCTTTGGAAATCCGTTTTCCGAATGGTTCAAGAATCATATTCCGAGGAATGGATAATACGGAGAAAATCAAGTCCATTCATGGCGTCAGCATTGTTTGGATAGAAGAAGGTAGCGAAATCCGTTATGAAGCATATACCGAGTTGCTAGGGCGTATCAGAGAGCCTAAAGTAACATTGCATTTTATCTTAACAACAAACCCTGTTGGTAAGGAGAATTGGGTATATAACACCTTTTTTGTGCATACAGATGATAAGGGAAAAGAAAAAGTAATACAGAACCCAGAGGAATTTTACAGACGTAGAACATTGGTAAACAAAAAGAATGGTATATATTATCACCATAGTTTACCAGATGATAACCCATTTTTGCCAGCGTCATATATTAAGCGTTTGGATAGTTTGAAACAAACAGACAAACAATTGTGGGTTGTCGCAAGATGGGGAAGATTTGGGGCAAACGGAACAAGGGTATTACCAAACTTTATGATTGCAAAGAACAGTAAAGAGTTCAAGAACAAAGTAAACAGTATATCAGCACAATATCATTTCTTTGGACTTGACTTTGGTTTTGAAGAAAGTTATAATGCGCTTATCAGTTGTTGTGTTGATGATGCAAACAAGGTGCTGTATATTTATGATGAGGTGTACATAAACCAGATAACAGATGATAGATTCTCGCAGAGACAAGATGTTCGTGCAGTAGCAGAGAGAGCAGGAAGGTGTGAGAAACCAATCTGTGCAGACAGTGCTAAATTTTTGGTACTTAACCATGTTAAATACTGGGAAGCCCTTAGAGCCTTAAATACCGTAGCGTGATAATTTTAAGGATTGGGTAATCAGTAGTAGTTTAAAGGAAACGAAGGATTTTGATGTGAAAGTGAAACAAATAAATAAAATAAAAGGGTTTGAACATATAAACGATGGATATTATGTTTCTTCTGATGGAAGAGTATTTTTTCTCAGAACAAACGGAAGAAAGGTTGTAGATGTATCTCATAGAAAAGAGTTAAAGCAGTATGAGAAAACAGGTGGTTATTTGAATGTTGCTCTTACAACAAAACATAACAAAGTAAATTATGTTAGAGTAAACAGATTAGTCGCAAAGGCTTTTGTAAAAGGAGAAACATCAAAAAGAAAATATGTTAATCATAAAGACGAAAATAGAAAAAATAATAATGCAGATAATTTGTGTTGGGTAACTCCAAAGGAAAAGAATGATTGGAGTTTATCAAAGAAAGTTTATATGTATGATAGCAACGGGTATTTTATAAAAAGTTATATCTCTACAAAAGAAGCCTCTTATGATGGGTTTAATCAATCACATGTTGCAAATGTATGTAGAGGAATTGAAAGACAACATAAAGGATATTTGTTCTCATATCAAAAACTAACGAAAGAACAAGCTATTCAACGACTATCGAAAACACATTATGTTAGATATCCAAAATGTAATGGAAGTGAGTAGAGTACACACAAGCGTGTGGAAAAGCATGGGGCAGAAATGTTAAGATATAGTCTAAACTTATATGAAAGTATAAGCAGTTCATAAGAGAACGTGTATAGAGTAGCGACCTATGCAGAATCTATTGGAACCTAAAACAATTCAGTTTTACAGACAACAAGGGTACAATATGTATGGTGCGAAAAAGTACATTGGAAGTAGATTACAAAACACAAAGAAGATGAAACGATTTAACAAGATAGTTTGTTCCCCTAGATGTAAGAACACAATCAGAGAGTTGAAAGACCTTACATATAAGAGGGATTCGAGGGGCAATGCAATTTATGATGAATTTAACATTGACCCACACACGTTTAAAGATACCACAAAACTAGGCGTGTATAAAGTGATGGAAAAACAGGAAGGCTGAGACGCTAACCCGAGCGGAAGTTATGAACGGTAACAGAACATAACACGCGCAGAGACTAGGGATTGAGGAAACAATAATATCCCCACGAGCCATTGCCGATGATGAATGAATCGAATAGATAGTCCACCCCACAAGAATTGAATTGTGGCATATAGGATAAAGAGCCTATATAAATAAAGTGTAGTGCATTGTGGTATGCGTTAGACACATATACAGTAGCAGATGTGAAGGAAATCAAAACAAACAGTAAAGCAGGATAATGTTTCATGTGAAATGTGGAAGGAGAACATAGAGAGAATGAACACATTGAGAAGGAAAACAAAACAAGTAAAAGACATCAGAGATTTACAGAAACAGAGTTTAGAGAAATCAATAGATGATTACATGATGGGGTTATATAATGGACTAGAGATGGCAACAGCGATTCTGGAAGGAAGAGAGCCAGAGTTCCTAGCCTGTGTAAAAGAACCACCAGTAATAGAGAGCGAAGAAGAACAGGCAGGACGAACAATAGCAAGTGGAATAAGGAGGAACAAAACAGTTGTCTGAAATCGAGTTCTTAGGGATGCTTGTATTATCACTCGCAACATTGATAGGTTTGTTTGCTGTGGTGTTTAAACCCTTAAATGCGAACACAAAGGCAATGGCTGAACTTGTTTCAAGGTTGGATATTATGACGCTAAGGATGGATGAGAGAGACGAGGAACTGAAAGAACATATAAAAGAGTTCGAAAAGTACAAAGAAAAAGTCCGAGAGAGCCAGAAACGACAGTGGGATAAGATTGATGAGTTGAGTGACGACATGATAAAAGTGAAACATAACGGTAGAATGGAAGGAGGAAACAAAGGTGTTTAAGAACAGTGTAATCAAAGTATCAGTTGATACAAAAGAGTGGTTGAAGAAAGCAGGAGTAAGAGCAGTTAAAACAATGGCACAGACTTTTGTTGCGACAGTTGGAACGGCTACTGTTATGGGTGCGGTAGATTGGAAGATGGTACTTTCTGCTTCTGTTTTGGCAGGTATTCTTTCCATAGCAACCAGTGTTGCAGGAATACCAGAAGTGGAAGCAGAAGAGTAGAACAAACAAAATAAGGAGGAACAAAACAAATGGCACATTTATATGTGATTGCAGGACATGGAGCTGGGGATTCTGGTGCAGTTGGGAATGGATATACCGAAGCAGAAAGAGTTCGTGCATTGGCAAGTAAAATCAAACAGTTAGGGGGAGACAATGTTACACTTGGGGATATGAACAGAAACTATTATGCGGACAAGGGCATTAGTTCTTTGAACATTCCGAAAGATTGGTGCATCATTGAGTTGCACATGGACAGTGCTTCTGCAAGTGCCAGAGGTGGACATGTGATTATTAAAGGGTCATTTCATCCAGATTCTTATGACCTTGCATTGGCTAGTTTTATCAGTGCAATGTTCCCCGGAAGGGCAAACAGTATTGTTGGAAGAAACAACCTTGCAAACCCGAACAGAGCGGCTGCAAAGGGATATAATTACAGATTAGTTGAGTTTGGTTTTATTACAAATGCAACAGATGTATCAATCTTCAATCGTAATCTGGATGCGATTGCGAGGGGTGTCTTGTCATGTTTTGGAATCAATACGAACACAGCGAAATGGGTGCTTGACAATGTTGGTTGGTGGTATCAGAGAGCAGACGGAAGTTATCCGAAATCACAGTGGTTACTGTTGGATTGTTATTACTATTTCAATGATAAGGGGTATGCACTTGCAAATGAGTGGTTATTTTATGGCGGCAACTGGTATTGGTTAAAAGGTGATTGCAGAATGGCAACAGGATGGCAGTATATTGACAAACATTGGTATTATCTGAATCCGATAGGGACAAAGAACAAACCAGTTGGTGCAATGTTGGATGGCTGGCAGCTCATTGATGGACAATGGTATTATCTTAGAACAAAAGCAGATGGAGAACATCCGCATGGTTCGATGGTTGAAGGTTCTGTCACAGTTGGAGAATATGACTATTATTGCAGAGAAGCAGGAACAGACAAGAACTATCCGACTGGTAGTATGTTGATGGGATGGAGAAAGGTAACAGAAACAGCAGAAGATGAAACAAAGAAAACAAAATGGTTCTGGTATAACAAAGACAGCAATTGTCAGCCTATCGGAAGTATGTTAAAGAATCATTGGCTTACAACATCAAAGGGCAAAAAGTATTACTTAAAAGATGATGGTGTTATGGCTT